CGCGTTAGCTTCTCGACTTTCTCCCGCTCCTCGCCAAACTTGAACTCAAACTGGAGACGTCATGCGGACTCGCGCAGCCTCGAAGAGCACCGCGGTGACGCCGAAGCTCGCGACTACGTGCACGACGGTTGAATACCTGCGGCACGCGGTGGAGCAGCTCGAGGAGGCCGTGCTCGGCGCGACGGAGTCCCGCTCCTGGCAGGCCGTGGGAAGCCTGAAGCTCCGCGCTTTGCAGGCGAGGGAGGCCCTGGACGCCGCCGTGGCGAAGGAAGCGGCGCCTGATGAGTCGATGTCTGACGCGCAGCTCGTGGGCATCATCACGCAGGCCATCGCCCAGCTTCCGCCCACGCTCCTCGACCAGGTCGAAGAGGCGGTGGAGATCAAGCGCCGCGGTCCGCGTCTCGTGCAGGCTGGATGACCGCAGGGCTTGCCAACCTCGCGCGTGCGGTGGACCAACTCCACAAGCGGACCGTAGCGGACCCGCTCGCATACTGGACGCCGACGGCACCCCAGCTCGAGTTCCTCCGGGACCCGTCGCACATGCGCCTTGCGCGTGCCGGGAACCAGGTAGGAAAGACGACCATGGGCCTCGTAGACTGCATCTACCGATGCCTCGGAGCTCACCCATACCAGCCCGTGCGGCCGGCGCCCATCGAGGCATGGGTCATCGTGGAGAGCTGGGAGTCCTCGGTCAGCGTGCAGGGCAAGCTATGGGCGCTCCTTCCGAAGGACGCCATCGTCGAGGACACCGAGTACACGCCGGGGAAGGGTTTCCGCGGACGTCACCCGCTGGTGAGGTTCAAGAACGGGAGTATCATCCGGGTACGGACCTCGAACCAGGGGAGCCTCGCGCTCGCAGGATCTACCATCGACTTCTGCATGCTGGATGAGCCTCCTCCCGAGGAGATCTACAACGAGGTTGTGCCGCGTGTCCTGCGGAACCATGGCCGGATCATCTTCACGCTCACGCCCGTCGGAGCGCCTCTGGGCTGGCTGCGGAAGCTCGTGGACGATGGGCGAGTACGCGACTTCTGTTTTCCGCTGACGGTCGAGAATACGACGCCAATCGGGTCTAAACCGCTCATGTCGCAAGGCCAGATCGACACGTTCACCGAGTCGATCCTCCCCCAGCAACGCGCGCAACGCGTCTTCGGGGACTGGGAGAGCCTCTGGACGGAGGGGCGCGTCTTCCGGATGTTCGACCCCGCTCGGCATGTGAAGCCCGAGATCCCCACGGGCGAGGCGTTGATAGGTATTGGGATCGACCATGGAACCGAGGCCGGCGCTCAGGTCGGCGTCCTCGTCGCGATGGTCCGCGATGGTGGCGAGGGACATCCACGCGTATGGGTCCTCGACCAGGTGCAGACCGACGGGCAGACGACGCCAGACCAGGATGCGCGCATGCTCCTCGACATGCTCAAGCGCGCCGGGCTGATGTGGGAGTCGGTAGACCTATGGGTCGGTGACCGTCGCGTATACGGTCGCAGGAATGGGAGCCTGAAGTCGAATGCGATGTTGATGTCCGCCATGGAGCGCGCGCTGCGGCTTCCTACCGGCGCCCTCCCCTTCCGCATCAAGACCGCGCACAAGCCGGCCGGGTCGGTGTTCGAGGGCATCCGCATCCTGAGCGCGGCCATGCTTCGTGGCGACTTCTTCATCCATCCGCGATGCAAGCGGCTTGCTGATGACCTTCAGAAGTGGGACGGTCGCGAGGCGAGCGAGCACAAGCACTCCATCGACGCACTCCGCTACACGCTCGAGCTCGTGACCAAGCGGCTACACAGCCCCACCGTCGTGCGGCTAGGTTAGTCGCGTCTAGGGGACTCCCACGATGTACGCATTCAGCCGCATGCCGCAGCCGCCCGCTCCTGGAAACCCCGAGGAGGCCGCCCGGTGGAACCACACGCGTCACCGTCGGTCCCTCATGGAGGGAACCTGGCAGCTCCTCTTGGAGGAACGTCTCCAGGCGCAGCTCGGCAGCACGCGCCGGCAGGCCTGGGGGCTGCCAGACCTAAGCGCTAACCCTTTTAGGGTTATCGCCTATGAGCTCAGTAGTTTATATCTGGATGCTCCCGACGTTCATCATCACGCAGCCGAGACGGCGGCTCAGCGGAACGGCGGCACGTCCTCCGCGGACGCGCTCATCGGCGGCGAGGGGCTCATCGCGAAGTCTGGCCTCTGGTCGCAGATGCCTCGCGTGCAGGCGATGACCATCGCGCTCCGTGAAATGTGGATGCGGATCGATGTGACCGATGGACGGCTCACGTACCGACCCGTATCTCCCGATATGATCGTGGCCGAGGCGGACCCCCAGCGTCCCACGATCCCGCTCGCCATCGCGGAGATCCGCTTGCGGAACCTCAACGGGGAGGCCGTGTGGTGCTGGGATGTCCTGGACATCCGCGATCCGGCGTTCCCGCAGTACATGGTCCGGAAGGCATCGGATCGTGGTGGCTTCGGAGAGGACGTTACCGTCGAGGTCCTCGGCGTGAACGACGAGAAGCGGAACCAGGGGCACCCGGAATGGTCGGGCGACAACTACCCGTATCGACGGACCTCAAATGATGCCCCGGTCCTTCCGGGTGTGCTTTACCATGCGAGCAACTACGGAGATCGGCTCTTCGATCCATACTACGGGATCGAGCTGTACGAGGGCTCGCTGAGCCTGAGCGTTTACTACAGCTTCCTCGCCCATTGCCTCCGCGATGCGTCGTTCCCACAGCGGTACGCTATCGGAGTCCGTGTGGCGGGGACGGAAATGACCGACGGGCTCACGCGTGGCGCTCGTGTCGAGGTCGTCACCGACCCGACTACGATCCTTATGCTCGATGCCGCGACGGAGTCGCAGCCGACCGTCGGACAGTTTCAAGCTGGCGCCGATGTGGCCACGCTCGAGAGCACCATCTCGGCTATCGCACATCGGCTCGCCACCGACGCGGGGCTTTCTCAGACCGACATTCAGCGGACGTCTGGAAGCGCGAAATCCGGATACGCGATCAGCCTGAGCAACGAGGGCAAGCGTCAGGCCCAGCGCCGATACGTCGTGCAGTTCCGTGCTGCGGACGAGGAACTCGTGGCCAAGAGCGCGATCCTGTTCAACCGCGGGACCGGCGCCAGCTTCCCAGAGGGCGGCTATTCGGTCCTGTATCGTGAGGTCCCGCTCAGCCCGGAGGAGCTCGACGCGCGCCGGAAGCACGCGCTCGAAATGCTGGACGCGGGCCTCATGGACAAGGTCGAGGCGCTCCGCATGTTCGGGAACATGAGCGAGCAGGACGCTATGGCGAAGCTCGCGAAGCTCATGCCCATGGAGGCGACGACGTCTGACGGAGCAGCCATGACCAGCGGAGATCAGACGCCGTCGCCCGCTGCCACGGTAACCGACGCGGAGAATGGTGGCGCTGCGGATGCCGTCGAGGAGCTCGACGCTGCGGCCTCCGCGCTCGAGGCGCTCGCAGCCTCCATCACCGATGCCACGGCGCGCGGCGTATTGATGGCCATCGGTGAGAGCATCGCGGAAGCGAAGGGGTACATCACCGGGCAGCCCGTCGAGGACGTCGCTGAGCTTCCCGGTGAGGTCGAGCTGGAGGACGCGGCCCCCATGGTCGAGAATGGTGCAGCATGCCCCATCGAGACCCAGGACATCGCGGTGAACCTCAAGAACCGTCAGAAGGCGATCAACGTCGCGAACTACGGACCTCCGGACCCGAATAATCCCGGCGATTACTGGGAAGGTAAGGCCTCCCGGATGCGTGGGACGGTCGACCAGGTAATCAACATGCGATGTGGATCCTGCGCGTTCTTCAACGTCACGACTCCAATCATTGCGTGCATTGAAAAGGGCATCGGGGCGGATGCTGCCGAGGTCGTAGCCGCTGGGAAGTTCGGGCTATGCGAGGCCTTCGATTTCAAGTGTGCCGCATCCCGCACGTGTGATGCGTGGGTCGTCGGCGGTCCCATCACCGATGAGGTGGCCCGTGCCGTTTCTGAGTGAGAGGCAGCGCAGCTACCTGGAGCGCCAGCATCCCGAGGTATACGCGCGGTTCATTCGCGACGAGAAGCGTATGGGATTCCAGCTCAAGGCCCCGCCGGCCGTTGCCGCGGTCGCGAAGCGTGGCCTCGCGCTTCGCGAGGAGCATGGCCGCGGAGGTACGCTGATCGGTCGAGCGCGTGCCCAGCAACTCGCCAAGTCGGAAGTCGTGAGCATCGACACGATTAAGCGGATGGTCGCATACTTCGACCGGCATGCCGTGGACCTCGAGGCGCCCGCGGCCCGCCGCGGTCATCCCGACTACCCGAGCGCCGGACGTATCGCGTGGGACCTCTGGGGAGGTGACGCAGGCCGGGCGTGGTCGAAGCGTCAACTAGCCGTCTGGGACCGTGTCCAGGCGGACAACCAGGAGCAACCATGAGCGACAACACCGAAGCAACGGGCGGCGCAGAAGCGCGTATCAGGCAACTCGTCGAACAGGTCAAGGCATTGCAGGGGCGCGTGGCCGAGCTGGAACCTGCCGCCACGGAGGTGGCATCCTACAGGTCCCAGCTCGAGGAACTGAAGGGCGCGACCAAGGCCGAGCGCGAGGCGCTCCGCTTGGAGCGCGAGATCTACTCCTCTGGCATCACCGACGCGGAAGGCATCGAGTACGTGCAGCACGCATACTCGAAGCTGCCGACCGACGGACGTCCAGCCCTTACAGAGTGGCTAGCGAATAAGGAGGCACTCCCGCGTGCTGTTCGCGCCTACATGCCCGAGGCGTCCGCGTCCGCGCCAGCTACGCCGCAGACGCCGGATACCTCGCGGATGCGTCTCCCGGCCTCGAGCGCGACGACGCTGCCAAACCCTTCCGCTACGCCGAGCGTGTTCTCCGTCGAGGCTATCGGGAAGATGTCGCGCGCCGAGCTCCTCGCCAACATGGACGCGATATCCTCCACACGCTGACATTCTGGCATGCTTGACATTCTGGCACGGACGGGTAGCTTGACCGTGAGGGCTACGCCCTTACGCGCTCGGGGCAAGCTCCCGTAAAAAGCGACAGGCGCGGCAAACCATCGAACCCTTCGGGAGGCCCCCATGGCCAATATCGATTTTGCCGCACTTAGCGGCAACGCCCGCCTTTCCGCCGTCCTCCACCGCATGATCGAACTGAAGCTGGCCGACCGCGCGGAGCTCTACAAGGCTCCCGTGTTCCTCAACTTCGGCAGCCTCAACGGCTCCGGGTCGAGCGCCCTCCAGGTGCCCGTCGTCGGCCTCGCCGGTACGGACCTCATGGCCGCGGTGGGTGACGGCTCGAGCGTCTCCAACACCTCGATCACCTCGTCCGCTGCGACGATCACCATCGCCCGCCAGGCGCTCCGCTACGACATCACGGACCTCGCGAACGCGACCAACCCGCTTGCGGGCGGTATGGGCGTGGGCGTCGATGGCCTCGCGGAGTCGATGGCGATCGCTTTCGGGATGCGCCTTACGCAGATGATCGCGGCGCTCTCCTCGGGCCTCTCTCAGAGCGTTGGTACGACCACCGTGGCGCTTAGCGTGACTACGTTCTTCGACGCGATCTACAAGATGCAGCTCAACAGCAACGACGGGACCTTTGCCGCCGTGCTCGCTCCGCAGCAGATCAATCACTTGATCAACTCGCTCCGCAGCGAGACGGGTCCCGGTCAGTACGTGGCGGCCACGCAGGACCAGATTTCCGCGAAGGGCCAGGGCTTCCGCGGTAACCTCTTCGGCGTTGACCTTTACGTCTCGAGCACCGTCCCGACCGCCAACGCGGCCGCGGACCGTCTCGGCATGATGGTCGCCACCGGATGCATCGGCTACGCGACCGGTACTGCGGCTCCTATCCAGGGCGCTGGCGGTATCATCCTCCCGACTGGCTCGCAGGTCGTGGTCGAGCTCGAGCGCGATGCCGCGTCGGGCTTGACCAAGATCGTCGGCAGCTCCTTCGCTGGTGTTGCCGAGATTCAGGATCTCAAGGGCGTTGGGATCCTGAGCAAGGCCACGCCGTAAGGCTGGCGCCGCCTAACGGTGGCAACGGGGCGTCGAGGTGCTTACCTGTACCTCGACGCCCTTTGTGCGTCAGGAGCACCCATGAGCGCGACTTTCCAGACCTCCGCAGGCGGGTCCAGCATCGAAGGAAGGGCCGCACAGCGCCCCGGATCGATGCGCGAACTACTTCCCACCGACGCCAGCCCCCCCTTCTGGTTCATTCACCATCCGGGCCGCTGGCAGCTCGTGGACGGTGAATGGCTGCCGCAGCTCTCCCAGATGCGCGCCGACCCGGGCGTGAACCGGGTGGATAAGGACGGCAACACCGATCAGGCAGAGCTGTCCTATCGACGTAAGGGATGGACCGTGATTCCGTGGGACGCTGAACCGGGTGGCTATTGCGTGGCCTTCGACGGTCATCGCGGGCTCGTGCATCTGTCGAAGTGGGAGAAGCCTTCCGTCTTCGCCGGTACGCTGACGATCAAGTCCGATACGGGTGGCTACTGGGCATTCTGCCGCAGGCTCCGCGATGAAGGCACGATCCGGATCCCCGATGATCGGTTCTTTGACGTCATCATCGCGGACCAGGTCCGAAAGGTCGAGGATCTCCGCATGAAGGCAGTCACGCAGCCGGCCATCGTCACGACGCTCAACGTCGAAGAGGAGCGCCTAGGCGTCATGTACGCCGCTAAAGAGCGGCTCTACAACCCTGCACCGAAGGCGAAGAAGTGAGCGAGAGCGTGAAGCATCGCGAGGCGATGGAGCGCATGACGCGCCAGCTCGTGAACTCCGGAGTGAGCGAGCAGCGAGCACGCGAGGAGGCACGGCAACGTGCTATCGAGGCAGACCGACGCGAACGCGATAAGCGTTGACGTAAGGGGGCGCGATGACCATCTCCGAGACGCTGTATACGGCACGGTTCCGAGCTCCGGATACGGTCCAGCGTGGCGTGAATCAGACCATCGCATGCCCCACGTACCGTCTCGGCGTCGTAGCTACGCCGACCTCGGGAACCGTGACGGTCTACAAGGCCGATCAGACGACCGCCGTGTCCGCTGCGACGGTGAGTATCGCTCCCGGTAGTTGGGCGACCTATACGATCCTAGCGGCGGTCACGACATCGCTCCAGCTGGAGGAGGGCTGGCTGATCGAGTGGACCCTGATCATGCCGGACGGGCTTACCCACATCTTCCGGCAGGACGCCGCGCTGGTGCGTCGTGAGCTCGCTCCCGTTGTGACCGACGCGGACCTGATCCGTCGGCACTCCGACCTTCCGCAGCTTCTCGCGACCGGGGCGACCAACTACCAGGACTACTTGGACGAGGCATGGGCGACGATCATGCTGCGGCTGATCGCGAATGGTCGCAGGCCGTACCTCGTCATGAGCCCGAGCGCGCTTCGGGATGTCCATCTGCTCCTGACGCTGCACTTGATCTTCCTCGACTTCCAGACGAGCGCAGGCGATGGCGGACGCTGGCAGGCCCTTGCGGATTACTACCGTCAGGCCTATACCGAGGCATGGGGCCAGCTCAGCTTCGTCTATGACGAGAGCGACACCAATAAGATCGACCCACGTGCGCGTAAGTCTGCCGCCTCCCAGGTCTGGCTTAATGGCCGCGGCGGGCCTTCCTTCGGTCCGAGGTGGTACTGATGTCCTCGAAGACGGTACGCCAACTCCGCGAGGACGTCACCGGACGCGTTGGCGCGTTGACCGGATGGAAAGAGTCGCGCGTAGCTCCCGATAACTTTGGGCGCGATGCGGACCTGAGCTCAGGCGTGTGGTTTGTCGTCCACGTGTCGGAGACGTCGGACCTACGCGCTTATCGTGGACGACCGGCCGAGGGCATCCTGGTCGAGTCATCCGTCTTCGTGCGCTACTCGTGGCGGCTATCTCCGAAGTCGATGTCTGATACCTACGATGCGGCCCTCGACGGGGAGCAACTCGTCGTCAACGCGTTGATGGTCTATGATGCTACGTGGCCCCAGAGCTACAAGGTACAGTTTGTCCGCGTTACGCGCGAGACGAACGACGCGGGGGAGTGGGTCCTCGGCGCCGTCGAGTTCCGAGTCATCCACACTCTCCCACTCCAATAGGAGGCCATCGTGCCTATCTCCTCTGTCGTGAAGAACTTCCGGGACGGTACGATCACCGTCTCCGATGGTACTACGCCCACCCCGCTTGCTGTCATCGTGCAGTACGAGGCGGGTGACTTCAGCATCACCGGGCTCACCCAGGGCAACCTCGAGACGACGACGTACCTCGACCGTGGGGACCTCGGGTCGGTTCGCTCGACTTCCCGCACGTTCCCGACGTTCTCCTTTACGTGTCACATGACGGATCTGTCGGACGGGACGAATAAGACCATCTGGGACATCGTGAATAAGAGCGCGGGTTCGGCATTCGCGTCGGCCGTCTCCACGCTCACCGGGTCCGACGTATATGCGCTCACGGTCGTGCTCGCGGTCGAGGGCACCAACTTCGGTGACGCGACCGACCACACTCTGACCCTCTCCAACTGCCGCCTTTCCATCGATTTCTCCGAGGGCGATCCCAACAGCTTTAGCTTGAACGGGACCGTCTACGGCAGCATCGTCGCCGTCTGATTTCTGCGCAGCCGGCACGCGCCTCGGCTCCCAATCTCGGGAGCCGGGGCGTTTTTCTACCAGGAGGAACCATGACGATCACCCTCGGTATTCACACGATCACCCTTCGCCAGCCGCCGAGCATGATGCTCCGGCGCGATGTTGCGCTTGCGGTCCAGAAGAACCCGATCCGCGGCCTCTGTGCTGCGCTCGGCGTGTGCTGGGGCGGTAAGCCCCTGAAGGCCAGGTTCGCCTACGATGCCCTCGGGTACGGAGGCGACGTATTCGATGAGCTGATGTCGCTGGGCATCCCAGAGGCGGACATTTACGCCGCCGCTGGGAAGGCGCTCGAGCTCCTCAACGATACGCCAACAGAGGCCAATGTCGCGCGTGCTGAGGGTTTTACGGAGCCCCAGAAGGGGGCCTAGACGCGCTCGCTCTTGAGATCGGCCTCACCTACTGCGGTGACCCCGACGCGTTCTATGCGTGGCCAACGGAGACGCAGGAGCGCGTGCTGGGATGGTGGCGCCACAAGCACCGACCGAAGGCGAAGCCCAAGCGGTTCGCGCCACGGGCGGGTGATACGGTAGACGCATCGGCGCGTGCCTTCTGGGGGATGGATGGCGGCTAGCTCTGCGAAGGTCACACTTGGTCCCGAGCTACAGCGACACGTTGACCGCCTCGTGCGCGATGTAGCTGGGGATGTCGTGGACATCGTGGAAGCCATCTCCAACGACATCGCAGAAGGCGCGCGGCGAGATTGGTACGACAACGTGACCAAGCGCAGCGGAGAGTCCGGAGCATCCAACGATTACCGGCTGGAGCTCCGCGCCTCGACCGTGCGCGGGATCGTATTCAACGACGCTAGCCAGATGGCACGCAGTCGAAAGAGGTCGGAATGGAGGACGACGTACTACGGCGCGACGGTAAAGCCATTCCGTCCCCAGAGCTACGCGTACTTCGTCCGACGACCTGGTCCGTTCTCGAAGATGCTCGTAGGTCTAGATCTCGCTCAGTATCGCGAGGCCATGAGCTACTTCCGCAGGCACGGAAGTCTGCCCACGAACATGGTAGCCCGCTCCAATGTGGATGGTCGAGGTCGAGCGCGACCCATCGGGATCTCCGTCGTGAAGGCAAACCCCGAGCACTACGACGGAAAAAACCTGTGGAAGGTTCTCGTGCTCGACCGCTCGAAGAAGCTGATAGCCGAGCGCATCCCAGACCTTGATAAGGCGCTACAGGCGAGCGGCGACCGCTTCAGCAAGTAGGAGGAACGATGCCCACCGCAGAGCTCACTATCCAGGCCGACCTAAGCGGCCTCCGTAAGCAGCTTGAGAGCATCCCGGGGATCACCGCGGACCAAGCGCGCGCGATGTCGGTGGAGCTGAATAAGTCGTTCAAGTCCGCTGAGCGTGCAGCAAAGCAAGCCGCCGCAGCTACTACGGCGTCAATGCGCGAGGCTGAAGAGGCGACCCGGCGCCTCGCGGACTCCGGGGCCGACGTTGGCGACCGCTTCGGGAAGGTCGGAGGTGCTGCCGCGAAGCTCGCAGGAGGCCTCGACCTGTTGGCGCCCGGCCTCGGGGAGGTCGCTCGAGGCGTGGCCGATATGGCAGACATCGGGGAGGTAGCCTCCGGGAGCCTCGGGATGTCGGGGATGGCCGGCGCTATCGGTGCGCTCACCGCTCCGCTGGCAATTCTCGGGCTGGCACTCACGCCGGTCATCGTCGCATTCCTGGACGAGAAGCACAACGCGGAGGCCGCCGCCGCCGCGCTCGCTCGGTACGAGGCAGCGACGAAGTCGGCCTCCGATGCCAACCATGCGTTCAACTCGACCATGGGCGGAGTGAACGACGAGCTCAAGCTCCTATTCGGGATCGAGTCCGCGAACGAGCAGCAAGCCCGTAAGCGCATCGAGCAGGTGTACGGTCAGGCGGACGCCGCTAACGCCGCCGCACAGGCTCTCATTGACGAGGCGAAGGCTCAACGTGATGCCATCGCTGGACAGGCGAAGATGGACGCGCTCCGAGGGGCGCAGACGGACGCAACCGCACAATACGCCGCGCTGTCGCAGACCATCTCTCAACAGAGCGCCATCATCAAGCAGAATACCGATGCGGCTACGCTCTCGTCGGAGGTGCTGAAGGCGAACGCACAGGCGCAGGACCAGGTCGAGAAGAACGCGAAGCGTCGTGCGGCGGCTGAGAAGGCCGCAGCCGAGCAGGCGAAGAGGCTGGCAGAAGCGGACCGCATGGCGAAGGAAGCCGCAGCGGCGCATGCTCAGGACCTCGCCCCGCTACTCGATGCGGAGAAGAGCATTACCGCAGCCCGTGAGAAGGAGCTCACCGAAAGCGAGCGCCTCGCGGGCAAGCTGGACGACCTGATCCGGCTCCGTGGAGAACTCGCAGCCAAGGGACAGCTCAGCGCCGAGGAAGATGCTCGGTTCGCTGCCATGCGCATAGACCTCGAGGCCGAACTTACATCCGCCATCGTAGCAGAAGAGGACAAGCGTCAGGCCGAGCTGAAGGCGCTGAAGGACAAGGCCGCCGAGGAGGACAAGGCACGCCGCGATGCCGAGTCAGCCGCCATCATGGAGGCCGCTACGCTTCGCGTCCAGGCGATGACGCAGGTCCTGGATGTAATCGCGCAGTATACGGCCGCGTCGATGGACTCGGACGTCAAGGCCTACGAGGACGCACAAGCCGCGCGTGACAACCTCGGCAAGCATGCGACCGAAGCTGAGCGAAAGGCCGCGGACGAGCGCCTCGCCATTACCAAGAAGGCAGCGGTGAAGGCCTTCTACATCGACAAGGCCGCGAAGATGGCGAGCGCGGCTGCGGCTACCGCTCTAGCGGTCGTCCAGGCCCTCGGCTCCGCGCCGCCTCCGTTCAACTACATCGCGGCCGCTGCGGTTGGTGCGGCTGGCCTCGTGCAGGAAGGCATCATCGCCTCGCAGGCTCCCACGTTCCACTCGGGCGGTATGGTGGGAAGCCTCGCGCCAGACGAGCAGGGCGCCATCGTCCGGCAGGGAGAGGCCGTTCTCAGCCCGGCAGGACGTCGCGCTATCGGTGACTCCACGATCAACGCGGCGAACGCGGGCATGGGCGGGTCCGGGTCCATCGTCGTTGTGAACCAGTATCGACACCGCGTCTTCGACTCGTTCGTGCAGGACAACCTACGGACACGCGGGCCTCTCGCGAGGGCGTTAGGTACGGGCGCACGCACCGGTCAACGGAGGGCCTAATGGCGACGAGCTACACCCCAGATTCCCTCCGTGGCCTCATGATCCCGGACCCACGCATCCTGCCGGGCACACCATCGACCTTGTCCAGCTACACGCAGTCGGATCCGGCTCCGGGTGTCCCTATGCCTACGACCTCGTCGGCGTTGACGTTCGAGACGAGCGGAACGCAGACGGCTGGTACGACCATCGACGTACAGGTCATCCGCGCTGGTGGGGCGGTCACGACCGACACGATCCGTGCTGGATCGTTCGCGTGGCGCGACAACGGTGGCGCGTGGCAGGGATGGGACGGTCCCCAGGCCTTCGCAGGATGGGAGCCTCTCCACGCGTGGGCGGCTGGTGCCGGTGCGACCTGGTACAGCCTCCCCTACGTCATGTTCACGAGCAAGGGGACGCAGCTCGTGAGCACGCAGGCCATCGGTAGCGCGGGCCTCGGCGTGCTTCAGTCTCTCGTCGTGCACCGTAGGACGTCCGCCGGTGCAACGAGCACGACGACGGTCGTCACGAACAGCACGACCGGGCAGCCGCTACACACATCCATGTTTGAGCTACCCGATGGTTCGGTCGTGCTCCTCGTGAGCTACGACGACCTCGCGAGCACGGGCCTACAGGTTCGCGTGTACATGAGCACCGACGATGGCGCATCGTGGGCGCTTCAGTCTACGGCGGCGCTCGACGCGTATATCGATACAACGGCGTACACGGTGAAGCGCCTCCGGGCCGCGTACCAGGGCGGTCAGGTGCTCCTCATGCTCGCCGTGCGTGTCGGTGGCGCTGTCGTGCCCGATACGCTTTGGCAGTACGCGAGTTCCGACAACGGCATGTCGTTCGCCCGCGTGGAGGCCGTCGATACGACGGATGCGAACTCGGTCCACACCGGTGGAGCGCACGACGTCTATGCGATCTCTGGCGTCGGCTTCGGCGTTGTCTACTGCGGGTCGAGCCGGGCACAATGGGGCGCGAACAGCGCCGTGCTCTCCAAGCGCCTCGGGTCCGCTTGGTCGCAATGGTCCGACACGGATCCGACGGCCGTCCCGATCTCCTCTCCTGCCTCGTCTCTCAGCGTCGGTAATCAACTCGCGGCGGATACCGAGCTTGCCGCATCGGTAGACGATGACGGCCAGATCTACGCGCTCGCGAATAACGGCAGCACGCAACTCCAAGCGGCGCGCTCCTCGACGGGTAGCACGTGGACTGCACTCGGCAGCGCATCGGTTCCGATGTCGTCCGCATGTTTCAACTGGAACGGTGAGCGTACCGAGTCGCTAGCGGTCGCTTGGTACGCCGGTACGCTGTACGTCGTCTCGACCGTTGACTCCACGACGACCTACGACGCGCAGCTCGGCGTAACCGCGCTCTCCGGCTACACCGCGGCGACGTTGCCGATGCTCCCTGCTGTGCAGGCAGGAGGTGACTACAGCTCTGGAAGCCTTCGCACGTGGGTTCCGTACTGGCTGCCGACCGTGACGGGATGGACCTCGACTACCATCGGGGCTCCCACGGCCACGTTGACCGGTGGTACGATGCAGATCGTGGCGGGCCTCGCGGAGGTCCTGACCTACACGAACGTGCGTGCGACCGCCATCACGACGTCGCACCAGGTATTCTCTACTTGGGAAGTCTCGTGCACGTCGAATACCAATACCGAGACGCTCCTGAGCAGCTCGGACGGAACCAACACGTACCGGCTCCGTGTTCGCGTCACCTCCACGACGGTCGTCGTCATTGATGACGTATCGGGCGCCACGATCACGACGCAGGCACGACCCGCTACGCCGGGCTTCTGCCAGATCCGAGCGTTCTTGACCAATAGCGGAGCATCGGCAAAGGGTACCGTATGGTGGAACGAGACGGCCGGGCCTTGGCAGACCTCCCGGGAGTACGTCCGTATCGTATCGAACCAGGGGATGACGAACGCCAGCGTGACCGCTGCCGCACAGTCGGTCCGCATCGGTCAGTACGGGCAGGGCACGAGTGACTGGCGCTTCGTCGCGTGGCAGGCGAACGGGTCGCTTAGCAACTCGCACAACCTCACGATCCCGTCGCAGCTCGCCGGTCGGAACATCAGCGCCTACCCGCTGACGCTCTCGCAGGGCCTACGTCTACGTGCAGTCGGAGGCCCGGCTGCGCTGGATGATGCGTGGAAGATCGCAGCTAGATGGGCGCACGGAGTCGATGCGCTGACGTCTCCAAGTCCTCGCGTGTCCTGGCGCTCGAAGGACACGAGCACCGCACAGATCTTCATCTGGGAGACGAACACGACCGTGGCCAGCGTGTCCCCGCTGATGGGACCCATGGGCGCGCTGTACATCGGTGGCGCGAACTTCCGCACGGCTACGCTCGAGGGACGTAATGGTGCTGGCGCATGGGTAGCTATCGGCACGTGGGATGGCAGCTATGGGCAGTCGGCACTTAGGTGGAACCGTGCATCGACGGTCGTCACCCCAGCAACGACCGCCGGCGCGGCGGGATCCTATTGGTATCCGCACGCTACGCTCAACGCTGAGCGGTTCGCCTTCGACACGGCAGCGGGTCCCGTGCGGACCATCCAATACCAGACCGAGGGCGCCTGGACACATCAACCCACCAAGCACGCCCGCTTGACGGTATACGGCGACGTCTCCACGGTGGGGGCGAATGGTACGGACGGAGCCGTGTTGAGCTCTCGCGGCCTTCTCGTATGGAATAACGACCCGTCGTACAGCGCCTTTAGGCTTACCATTCCGGTACAGCCCGTGGCAGAGGCCTACTACGAGGCAGGCGTGATCCGCCTGGGGCATCTGGCCGTATTCGGGCGCCGTTACTCGTGGGGTCGCAACCTGACGGCAGAGGCCAACGTCAGCCTCCAGACGGGGGCCGGTGGCACGAGGACCGCATACGTCAATGGACCCACGCGCAGGGCGGTAGAGTTCGGCTGGTCGGACGGCGTGGATAGCTCGGAGTTCGGTGAAGACACCTCGGCAGCGCAACCGGACTACGTCGTCGGGTCGTCCACCGGCTCCCCGGAGGCCGTAGCCGCGTACCGGGACGGTCCGTACCTCATGCGCGGGATCGTGGACCATCTGAACGGGTCGGCCTCGCCTGTGGTGTACGTGGCCCACCTGCCGCGCGTTGCGCTGAATACGACGCAGATGGTCGTACATCGGGACCTCATGCTGTACGGTCGCGTGATGTCGGATGTGTCCATCGAGACGGTACAGGGACGAGAATGGGGCGGTAAGTTCGAGGGAGAGGTAGTCCGGACGTCCAACGTCCGCCTCGAGGAGGAGCTGTGACCGACCGGTGGACGACCGCCCAGCTTGCCAACCCGATCCGCTGGGTCCTGTCGTTGCATTACGCTGGCGGAACCTTCTACATGAGCTCGACGCCGTCTACGGTTGACGATGGGGATGGTGGCCTGATCGTGATCACCGATGGCCTCCTCGAGGTGTCCGACACGACGGAGGCTATCGACCTCTGGGCTACCGAGGCGCCTCGTCGCAGCGTCGGCGTGACCTTTGAGACGGGTCTAGACGTCGCGCTCCTGGTCGAGCAGGGGTACGACCTCGCGGGGGCCGTTGCCGAGCTCGCCCAGCTCGCAGACGGTGACACCTGGGACGCGCGTCGACCCTTTGTGGTCGGGCGTCTCGTGGAACCCCAATACGGCGGCGCGGGCGAAGGCGTCCGCGCATCTGTCGAGCAGGACCTCCTAAGCAGCGATCAGATGATCGAACCGGTGGCCGTCAAGGGTGACGATGTCGTGGCATCGCTCGTCGCGACGGGCGTCTATGCATCTGGGGTAGCGCGTGATGTGACGTCGTCGTATATCTTCGGCGTTCCTGGTGCGGGCGTTACCCCGGGGTCGACGGCGCCCTACGTCGCGACGATGGTTACAGGTGCAGGTACACCATGGCACGCATACGTCCTCGCCGGGCACGCGGTAACGGCTGCCACCGTGACCATGACCAATACGGGCGATGCGACTACGACGATCATGCCCGTATTGAATCTTGAGGTGGGCGGAACGGTGATCGCGCTGGCGCTGGAAGACACTTCCACATCGACGTTCACCTCAACGCTTGCCCCTGTCGTGACCTGGGACAACGGTGGCGGCTACATTGACGAGGTCGTGGGTACGATGCTCACGGCTGGCGACTTCCTCGCGTGGCTACTTCGCTTGAGCTCCTCGGAGATCGACCAGGGACGCGTGAACGTCGCACGGCAACAGCTACGAGCGTTTCAGGTGGGCGCATATGTAGACGATGGCGTGAGCATCGCGGACTACATCCGCGAGACGATGCTCGATGTCCTACCGATCTCCATCATGACGGGTCCTCGCGGTATTTACCCGCTCGTATGGCGCTGGGATGCGACCTCCGAGGACGCGGTAGCCGAGCTGAACGCTGACGAGGTCCTCGATGTCGAGCGCCTCGACCTCGTGACATATGAGGATGGCGACAAGGTCGAGAATGTCGTCGTGCTGCGGTACGGATGGAACCCAGCGACGGAGGCCTACGCCTCGGAGATCTGGGCCGTCGGTGACGACCAGCGTCCCGGTGGCGGAAACTTCTTGAACCTCGCGCGGTCCCGGTGGCAAGACCCGATCCTCGCACGGTCCGTCGCACGATATGGCGCACGACGCGTAACCATGGAGTCTGCCGTCATCTCGGACAAGCTGACCGCAGAGCGCGTTCTAGCGTGGCGCTCGAGGCGATGGGCGCTCCCCTCTCGCACGGTCCAGTACGCGTGCGCGCAACGGTGGGCATGGATCGAGCCCGGAGACTACGTCACCGTGACCGACTCCTCGCTTGCGTGGACGTCGAAGCTATGCCTCGTGCAGGAGCGAGCGTGGGACGATGATGGGTCCGTGCGGTACACTCTCCGGGTACAGGAGACTGCATGAGCCGCATCCCGATCCATCGCAACAGTTCAAGCTCGAAGCGCGTGGCTACGCTCGTGGCCGGTACGAACGTGACGATCACGGAGGCCGACGTCGGAGACGCCCTCCAGGTGACCATATCAGCATCCGGAGGTGGAGGCGGAGCTCCCACGAATGCAAGCTACGTCGTGCTCGGCCCCAATGGGACGCTGACCGATGAGCGCGTGCTCACGGCTGGCGCCAACATCACGATCACGGACGGTGGCGCAGGTAGCACGGTCACCATCGCCGCTACGGTCCCCACAGTCCCCACAGCTGCGACATCGGTCGTAGCTGAGACGTCATTCGGGCAGTCTTCGGTCGTCGGGACGTCCACCAACTATGCACGGCAGGACCACACGCACGGCACGCCGGCTGTCTCAGCGCACTCTACGCTCTCCACACTGGCATGGACGGCTTCCGGACACACCGGTAGCACGACGTCGGTGGCTGGATGGAATGGCAGCGCATCGACGCCCGTGCTGTACCAAGCAACGACCGACGAGACGTATCTGGTGCGTCGAGGCGGAACTCTCCAATGGGTCCCCGTCGTGCTGGGCCTTGCGGTATTTGCGAATGAGACGGGTGAGGACGGGGTATTCGTCCCGATGCCCATCGTGACCATCTACTCGGGGACCATCGTATGAGCCTCACCGCGCTGACGCACCGCAAACTGGCTACGACGACGTCGTCGGGCACGGCGATCAATAATGTGCTGGATGCCATCTGGGCCGCCGTTGACCAAAGTACGGTCATCACGTATGCGGACGGTTCCTCGCGGGCCTTCTCAGGGTCTGGCGCGACCGGATGGACATGGTCCCGTATCCAGCCGACGGCAGGCACGACCGAGGCGATTTGGGCGAAACCTCCCGGCGGAACGATGGACCAGCGGGTCATCATCGCTGGACGGTCGGCGGCGCCGACGCCGGCGGCTACCATGCTCAGCCCGGATACCTTCCCATCGAGCGGGCTCAGCATCGGCCACCAGCTCAGCGCAGGTGCGTTCACCACCTGGAACAGCGCCACGCCGTTCACGAACGCGCGGTTCACCGGGTACACCAGGATGGGACCGGCCACGACGACGCTCACGACGCCCATTCAGGTCAGCATCATCGAAAGCCAAGACACCATCGAGTTTCAGCTGATCAGCGCATCGGGCGCATCAATCTATGGATGTGGAGCGGGCGGACTATGCGACCCAGAGACATCCGACGCGGTTGACGCTGAGACGGATGGCATTCGATACGGCGTGTGGACGGTGGGCGCTTCCGTCATGGCAACGACGATGCTGGCCAATAACTCCACGGGAACCGTGTTCAATCACGCGACGTCGGCAGGAAATAACCATTTCTACCTGTGGCGACCCGGGTTGAATGCTGTCGATACCGTGCGACGTATGGCGAACTATACGTTCACGCCTACGGTCCAAGAGTTCACGACCAACAGTGGGAAGTACCCCGGGGTTCCGCTGTACTGTGGCGGCTCGCTCTCGTGGGGAGGCCGTATCCGTGAGGTGCATATGGTCCGCCCGTTGCTGAACGGGCAGGTCATCGGCACCATCAAGGGCTACGCGTGGAGCAATAACGTTTCCACCAGCAACGATACCATCCTCTTCCGGTACTGAGGCGGCGATGACTTATCTGGAACAGATCGAAAGCTATGTGCAAGCGTCGGATGGCGTCGTCCTCGCAGAGGTTCCGATGTGGTGCGGGGTGACGGTGCTGCCGACGTACCCGCATGTAATCGTGGCGCTCGTGGACGAGGACCTCGTGACGCTTCGCGACGAGCATGCCGTTGTGGTCGCTAGGTGCCGACTAGTCGGATAGCGGGCGCATAGACCGAGGATGTAATGGGGACTGAACCTACGACCTGGACACAGCGCCTAGTGCAAGTCCCCGTCTGGGCTCTTCTGGCCATCGGTGCGGCTATCGTTGGTGGCGGTGGCGCTGCCGTCGCTGGCATCCCGAAGGCAGACGCCACATCTGTCCCGGCTGAAATGAGCGAGATCCGCGCGAGCCTTCAGCGTATCGAGGGCACCGCGGAGGGTATGGCCCGCGTGCAGGCCCAATACGCCGCAGAAATGGTATCGCTCCGTCGCGAAGTCAACACGCTGCGGGCGGATGTCGATGCCATCCAGCGCGGTCGCTAATGGACGCCGATAGCGGGCTCGATGTCGTAGAACGCGTCAGCGACGACGCCGTGCCGCTCGAGGGGCTCGCCGCCACGGACGCGCCTGCTGTCAAGGCGTTCTCTTCCTTGTACGACACGCAGGGCGGTACCATTACCGCTATCGCCTTCGGCCTTGGCGTCTTCGTCGTCGTTCAGCTCCTCGTGGCGCGCATCTTCTCGCGTGCGAAGTCCATGATCGAGGCCCTCACCTTCTTCGCAACGGCGATGGTTGCCTTCTTGGTGGCCGTCTACCTCTGCGACCTGTTGATCGCCGGCCCGGATGTGCTCCTCCTGCGAGCTGGCGAGCGCGCAGCTATCGTCGGCTTCGTGAAGGATACGTGCCTGATGGTGTTCGCCTACTTCTTTGGGACGCGGTCTAACGGAGCCTCCAATGACGCTAACTGAGCATTTCTCGTTCGAGGAGCTCACCCGCACGGGACAGAGCGCCCTCCAGGATGCCAACCGCCGCGAGGCCGAGCCGTACATCCCGCGTCTCACCGAGCTGGCGCGGATGCTCGAGGTCGTCCGGGCGAAGTTCGGACCGGTCCGCATCAACTCGGGATTTCGTGGACCCGCGGTAAACGCTGCCGTTGGTGGATCGACCAGTTCGCAGCATTCCAAGGGCGAAGCTGCGGACATCGTATGTGCCTCCACGACCGTGGATGAACTCCACCGATGGATCGTGGTGGAGAGCGGACTGCGCTTCGGTCAATGCATCCTTGAGAAGCCAGCGGGGAGCGCGTGGGTGCACCTGAGTCTCGGAGAGCCATATCGACCCGACGCAAAGTGTCGGGAGAGCCTGACCTTCGACGGTAAAAGCTACTCGCCCAAGAGGTACTGAATGCCCCTCGATCCCATGGAAGTCCTATCGCTCGCTGTGGAGGCCGAGCAGCTCGCGGAGTTCATCGCGCGTGCGGTCAAGGTCGATGCTACGGGCCGCAAGCGCATTGACGCGGGCGAGGTTCGCGAGCTGATCCACCGCGCTAGCAGCCTTATCGCCCACGCATCGCGCGACATCATCGACTAGGAGGACAGATGGCCTATACGATCAACCCGACGTCTCTTCCGTGGACCGGTTCCCATCTGATGGTGACCGCTGGGGTTGTGACCCAGGTCAACCTCCCGACAACCTACGCCGTGAACCTCAACGTCCACAACCGGGACAAGGCATCGAAGATCTGCCGGCTGAGCTTCGATCAGACCCTCACCGACGGCGCCGCGGCTCCGACGGAGGGCTGGACTATCGATAACTACTGGAGCTACCCGCTCGATGGAAACGGCGCGAATGGACTCACTTCAGTAACCAAGCTCTTCATCTACTCGCCCGCCGACGCCAATGTAACTATCGAGTTCATGCTCTCGACCCGCCATCCCGCTTAGCGGATACGGCAGGTTGGGGCATGGTCGTTCACGAGCCCGCACCAGCCGCAAGAGGCCGCGATGGAGGCCATCTGGGCGCGGTCCATCATCTGAGCTACGCGATGTCGCATGTCGTGAGCAGGACGCTCCGACTGATGATCCGCGCGTACCGTCGAGCGAAGCGCGTCTAGCTCCATCGCGTGAAGCTCCTCGAGGTCCTCCACGATGCCGAGCGCGGTTCGCACCCCCGCGGCATTCGACGCGCGGCCTTCCGCCTCGAAGTCGTGGGCCAGCTCCGCGAGCCGTTCACGAATGACGTTGTACGGATGCATCCGGGTTCCCCTCGATGATGGTCTGTAGGTCGTGCGCGTGAGCCTCAACGGTCACGGTTTGGTGCTTGCAGCTGGGGCATACGCGACGCCGCGCTACGAACTCGCCCGTGTACCAGGACATGAGCCGTGCGGCTTCCTTCAGACACCGGTGGCGGCCTCTGGACCTCTCGCTCCGCGTCTCCACGATGCGCGTCGTAGCACTACACTTCGGGCAGTTCATGGTAGCTCCGACATCGTGCAGCATCCCAGCGACACGAGGACCAGACGGGTAGCCTCGTCCGTGAGATCGGGAATGGGACGGCAGAATACCCAGGCCACCGAGGTCGTCTTAGGATGCTGGGCGGGGAGTCCTCGATACTGAAGGGACGGATGGCCATTCGGCCCGCTGCCGTAGCACATCCATTCTGCGCCAGCGGAGCGCACGGTCATCCCTCGTACCCATCGGAAGCCTGGGCGCTTGACGATGTCCTCTCCGAGGCTGGCCCATGGGAAGTCCGTACACGGGCTAGGCAGATGGTAGTCCGTGCAATGCACACAGAAGTTCGCCGGGGGCATTAGAAGGGGAACCCGTCGGGCGGGGGCTCATTCTCTTCGACCTTCGGGGCCTTCGGCTTCCCCGATCCCCATACGGCACCGTCACACTTCGCGCGATCCTTGCAACCCCAATCCGGGGCCTTCGGGTTCAGCTTGCCTTCGGCCTTCTTGCCGCGGTTGTCCCACATCGAACCTCCGCACTTGGGACACGCGGGCGCCGACGACGAGGCGGGTGCGGGCGTACGCTCGATGCCTTCCACGGAGGCCCCCGGGAAGGCCTCTACAACGCGCTGTGCCGTGCGCTGAAGGGCGGGGCTAGGTTCGGGTGGCCGCATGCCTTGCGCGCGGGCTGGGGGCGTTCCTGCGGCCTGCCCGTCATCGTCGTCCTCAATGGGTGCGATCCCGACCGCTGCCGAGAGCGCATACCGTCGGAGGTACGTGAGCACGCTACCGACCGCCGCGGAGCTCTGGTCCTTCGGCGTGGCGCTCACCATGCTCGCGATGTGCTGACCAGATGCGTGCAGGAGAAGCGTCGTCACGCTGGCGCTGCCGTCCTCGAGCCGGCCAACGTGCTGAGACACCGATAGCCCGTTGGCGCTGAGCTGGTCGCGGCACGCCTCCCAGACGCTCGCGAGGTTCGCGTACGAGGAACGGAAGGCGGGGTTCGTGCTATCCTTCACGGCGCCGCGGATAGCCCCCTGGGCCTTCGCGAGCGCGGTGGCGAGCTGGTCGAGTTCGGCCGACTGACTGATGATCATTCTAGACTCCCTTGAAAGCGCGGATGACGATGCCGGACGGTGTCGTATGCTGCCAGCGGTCCCAGCTCTCCTCCCATTCCCATCCGAGCATCGTGGCACCCTGCGGAGGCCCCTGAAGGATGATCATCGGGTGGGCGTGGCTATCCACGACGACGTTGACGACGTCGAACGCGTGACCGTGGATGCACAGGAAGCTGATGACGTTGGCTAGTGCGAGGATGTAGTCGTCGTTCGGAGGTTTCATGCGCTACCCGTAGCCGTGCGTGTGCGAGGCCGCAAGGGTATACATCGTGCATGGAACATCAACTTGCACGCGTCCTGACGTATCTACGAGGAGACGCCGGTATCACTCGCGCCGAGCTGGCACGGCGGGCTGGCGTCCATGCCGCTCAGGTCACGCGATGGGAGACGGCCGACGCATTGCCGTCGCTCGACGTATTCTGCCGGCTTGCGGTGGCCTTGGGGCACAGGCCCTCGACGTTGATGCGGATGGTAGCGGAAGACATATGAGTCTGCACTACACTATTCCGCTGGCGCGATGGGAAGCCGGCGAGTTCAAGCCGTCGCTCTCTGCGATGGTGGCGATAGCTCGCGCGCTGGACATCCCGGCGGTGGAGCTCATGGCCGCGGCTGCCGTGGATGTGCCGTGATGGGCAACCATTCGACAATATCGAATAGTTCGGAGGCAACATGACCCGCACCGTCATCCCCTGGGGGCAGCTTCCAGCGCAACTGCCCATCCAGACGACGGCCCTCGTCTACCTGCTACTTGACCACTTTGACGCTCCCGGCTGGGTCTGGGGCGTGGTGGGTACGATGCTCGCTTTGCTCTGGGTTCTCGCCGGCCTTCGAATGTGGACGGATAAGCCCAAGCCGCTGCCGGGGTACGGGTCGTGACCGCGCGCGACGGTTCTAGACCCGTTCACGGGGTCCGGTTCAACCGGGCGAGGCGCAGTCCTAGAGGGCTTCGACTTCGTCGGGTGCGAGCTATCGCCAGAGTACGCAGAGATCGCCCGAGCACGCATCCGGAGCGTGGCGATGCCCCTGTTCCCCGTGGAGGTTGAATGAGCGACCGCTGCCGCAACGACTACGAGTACACCATCGGCCTCGTGCCTCGCGGCGCATCCCGTCCCCGAGCTGCGCGCGGTGGTGGGCGCGTCTACATGCCGCCAGAGCATCGCGCGTGGATGGAGGCAGCTGTCGTCATGCTGCGTGAGCAGCGCCAGGGCGAGCAGTTCGCCGGCCCTGTGGCCGTGGAGATCGTGGCGTACTGGCCCCTGCCCAAGGCGAGGCCCGCGTGGTGTACGCGAGAGCGATGGAAGGATCGCGTAGCTACCCTCGGCATCCCCTACGCGACGAAGCCCGACGCGGACAACGTCTCGAAGATGGTTCTCGACGCGCTCGTGGACGCTGGGATCCTCGTGGACGACGCCATCGTCGTGGAGCTGAACGTCCTAAAGCGCGCGATCCCAGAGGCTGCACGGATCGAGGTCTGGATCGAAGAACGCTAAATCTTTCGGAATGTGAAAGTTAGACCCTTGCGCGTTCGCATGTTCCCTAGTAGGCTCTAGGTGTAGCACGGAGCTACCGGAGGCCTCATGAGCACGATCAAGACCGTAATCGCCTTCAACGTCATCTTTTGGGGCCTCCCGTGGCTCCTGGCTGCCGCCCAGAATGTCGGCGCATGGATGGCGTCGTGATGTGGCGCGACATCATCGCGGAACTCGTCCGCCGTTTCGGGAGGTGGCCGTGAAGCCGCGCATCCCGCGTCCGTACAACCGGATGACAATGGCGCAGCTCACGCGAGCGGGGGAGCTCCGCGCCGAAGGCATGACGCATGCTGCCATCGGTGAACTTCTCGGCATCAAGGGAAACACGATCCGCGTGGCGCTCGTGAACGAGCAGAAGCGTGCGGCCCTCCGGGCTCTGCGCCTCGACCAGGAGAGGACCTACGCCGAGCTGACGGAGCACGAGCAGCGCATGGTAGATGCGAAGCTCAACGAGGGCCTCACGGTCCGCACCGTCGCAGAGCATCTAGGCCGGAAATGGTACGTCATCTCGAAGTACGTCAGGGACCGCAACGCCGCACGCCGCATGCTTCGCGAGGGTGATCGATGACCGACCGTCACACGCTCGCGGAGACGAGCGACATTCTCCAGCAAGTCATCGAGCAGGCGCGGGTACTCGAGCGAGAGTCCGTCACGGCGTGGCTGCGCGCGCTTCATCCCGTGCCCCACGCGGTCGTGGCGCTCAACCTTCACGGTCTCGCAGACCACATCGAGCGCGGCGAGCACCGCCGCGAGGAGGGGGTATGAGCATCGACCTAGACGAGATTCGCGAGCGAGCCGTATCAGTGTCGCAGGGCGCGTACCGTGTCGTGTTCGCGGAGGACTTCGACGCGTTGACTGCGGAGGTGGAGCGGCTACAGCAGGTGCAGCCGAAGCGTGACTACTACGCATCGCTCGGCGCAGCACAGGAGCGCGCCGCCGTGGTGGAGTGGCTGCGTGCAGAATGCGGGTCACCTGGGCATGAGGAGCGGTTCTGCGCGTACTGCAACGTGCGCCGCAACATCGCCGCTGACATCGAACGCGGCGAGCACCGCCGCGAGGAGGAAAAGTGAACGACCCTACCGCGACCGCTCGTGCCTTGCTCGCCCTTCAGGCCGAGGTGGACAGGCTCCGCGCCCAGCGCGCCCTCGACAACGAAGACCTCGCCCGCGCCTACGACATGGGCCGGGATAAGGAGCGCGCCGCCGTGGTGGCGTATCTGGGTAGGTGCGGCCTCATTGGCGCAGCAGAAAACGTGCGCGCAGGAGATCATCGTGTCGAACGCGGCGAGCACCGCCGCGAGGAGGAGCCATGACCGAGGAACAGATCGCGCTCGCGAAGCGCGCCGTCGCGTGCAAGGGCTGGAGGTGGATGGGCGGGATGCTCGCAGTAACAGGTCCAGCTCAGCAGTCTGTGCGCTTGGTTGGCAGCAACGTCTCCCAGATGGCGTTTGGGCTTACTGGGGAGGCGCTGCCGGTGTTGGACGATCCCGCCACGCTGGGATGCCTGCTCGCGCTGGTGCGGGAGGCGCACGCCGTTCCGTTCCTCCAGGTGAGCGTCAAGATCTCACGGGAGCACGGGTATCAGTTCGACTGCCACCCACATCATAGAGGGCAATGGGTCGATAGCGAGGCCGATGCCCTCGTCGCCGCGCTGGAGCATGCATGTTGAACCGCTACCATGTATCAAGCGAGCAGCTTGCGAAGATACTTCGCATGGTGCGCGCAGGATTTAGCCGTGCGGAGATCGCGGTGGACCAGGGGCTACCGCGATGGGTCATCGACTACCATCTGACGCCAGCGGATCCGAAGTCCAACCACACGACCGCCGCGGAGGTCCTGCGCTGGCGTGCGATGCGCGACAACGGCGCGACCATCGAGCAGATCATGGACTACGCGAAGAAGAGCAAGCACACCATCCACAAGTGGCTGAACAGCGCCACGCTCCCCAACACGTGAAACATATGGATGTATCGAGGATGTATCATGGTAAATAAGGTCATTCTGATCGGGAACATCGGGCAGGAACCCACCTCGCGGACGACGACGTCGGGAAAGACTGTTGTCTCCTGTTCGCTCGCCACGAGCATGAAACGTGGAGGCGATACGACGACCGAATGGCATCGCCTGGTGATCTGGGACAAGCTGGCCGAGCTCGTGCTCCAGTACGTTCACAAGGGATCGAAGGTGTACGTGGAGGGCCGACTGACCTACCGGAAGTTCACCGACAAGCAGGGACAGGAGAAGGAGACGACGGAGATCGTCGTGTCGGAAGTGAAGTTCCTCGACGCGAAGAAGCCCGGCGACGATAGCGCACGTGCGGCCGAGGCCCGGTACGACCAGGACGACGCGACGTACAACTGGTAAGCAACGATTACATGTTGACGACGAGGCCGTACCTCGGTACGTCTCACGAGTCCTTGCCGGACGCGGTCTGATCCACCGCTCGCGTGGGGGGGACCTCCCCCCGCGCTCTTCCCCGGCAAGGAGCGGCAAGTAGATGCGAGACGACGAGCTCCTCCAGATGGGGGACGTAAAGGTGCATGTCCGGCAGGCCCGCCGACCCGATGGGATGGTCTGGTGGATGGCGAGGCCCGTGCTCCCGAAGGTGAAGGGGAAGCTGCCTCCAGCGTGGACCTATGGGCGGTCACGAGAGGACGTCATCGAGCGCGTGGCGCGGGTGCTCAGATGACCTGGTCGGCCCTACCGACGCACATCTGGCGCGACCCGACGCTGACGCTTGCGGACAAGGCGGTCCTGGGCGTGCTGTCCACCTACGTCAATGCGAAGAGCGGTCAGGCATGGCCGAGCACGCAGCGCATTGCGGACGACCTGGGCGTCTCACGCTCGACGGTCAAGCGGACGCTCGACGTCCTGGAGGCGCGCGGTCTGTTGACGGTCAAGGCGCGCGCGAATGAGCGAGGGCAAACGTCGTCGGTCTACCGACTCACGATGACCGAAGAACAGGCCCATACCCCGGGTCAACTCAGCGCACCCCCGGGTCACCCACGACCCACCCCCCGGGTCACCCATGACCCCCCCCCCGGGTCACCGGTGACCCACGAACAAGATCAAGGAACTAGATCAGAGAACAAGATCCCCCCTTACCCCCCGCAAGCGGGGGGAACGGATCGAGCAAGCAGGCAGGGCAGGAGGACCGAGCGTGAACGCGACGACCGTGCATGTGGACACGCCGCCATCGCTCGCCTACTGGAGGGCGTAGCAGGGGAGGCGCTCGGCGTGACGGATGGCACGGCGACGGCGCAGGCGCTCGACGTCCTGGTCACGCGCTACGAGGCATCGCAGAATGCGCGGGACCGAAACGCGGTGGAGCACATCGATGGCTACATGCGCGATGTGCTCGAGGAGCCCACGTGGCGTCCGCCAGATCGTGACGATGCGCCCGCGTGGATGCTCCTGCTCGGGCTACAGGCGGGGCTCCACAACTTCGGGGCTCCCGCTGATTGGCTCGCCGGTGAGCTGGCACGACGCGCGCCCACCTTGCGGCTCTTGCGAGGTAGCGCTACGGCATCGGGGCCGGAGTGATTCACCGGTTTGGGGAAGAATCAGGCGGGATCCGGAATGGTCCGGGTCCCGCCGCTCTCCGCGAGGGCGTGTATACAGGGGTGACCCCCCCCGACCGCGTTAGCTTAGAT